AGCAGGATGCTTCTCTACTTGTCTGTTGACAGCCTGTTTAGGGTCTACAAAAAAGTCTTCTTCAAGCGATTCTTCAATAGGCGCTGTTTCTTTTGTTCGAGCTTCGAGTTGTTGCTTTAAAAGCTGGTCTGCAAGACTGCGTACTTCGTGAACCTCGTTTGCTTGACGACCAATGAGCTTTTCAGCTTCTTGATGCATCTTTGCAATTTCTATTGCGGACTTACCTCGGTACTTCTCGGGTAATGCCTCTACTGGTTCTGGTTTAACTTCAGGTTGTGCATCAGTTGTAGACGCTTCTGGAGTATTAACATCTTGTACTACTTCTTGCTCATTGCTTTCAAACAGTTCTTCTTCTTGAATAAATGTTGCTGCCATTTAAAGTCTCCCGTCACCGAATCAAGTGATTTTAGGATTAATAATCTGAGGCTTTACCTGCGGTAAAGGTATCTCAGGCGTTTTGCTTTGCTTCTTGCTTCTGTTTGTCTTCGTGCCTTTTTGCCCATCTATCGTAGGCAGCCACAAAAACGGGGTCAGTGCCATCTAAACTAATTCTTATAGGAGAAATAATTCGGTTAGCAACTAAACCACATTCACACTGAACTTCTGTTGTTGTATCGTTAACAAAACTCTCTGTGATATGTCCTGTAGAGCATTTAAAATCATATAACTTCCTACTCATTCGCCGTGTCTCCCGACATGAGCTGTTCGTAGGACTGCTCGGATACATCTTTAAGACTGAGAAGCCATTGGAGTATGTCCAACTGTCCTCGCTTTAGATGCAAATCTGTTTCAGTTTGGATTGGTAAGACATTGTTTAAGGAATTGAACATTGTCTGTGCATCTTCCATTAAGTCTTGCCAACCCTGAGTAGCCGCCATTGAAAAGCGATTCTCATAGTATTCTTGTAGTTTTTTATCTATCATTCTTCTTTATCCTTGTAGGAGAAGTAAGCGCTTACTTACATTTATAGCGGTATTTTACCACAACTTCGGTAAAAAGTCAAGTCTTTTTTAATACTTTTATAAAAACTGCTCTAAACTGTCATATATGACACTAGCAGTCCTCAGCATCAGCATAATCGCTATAGGTCTTTAGAACCTCATAAATGGCTGGGATTAAGTCACCCTTTAAATCTTCCATATTAATGTAGTGTGCGTTTTCTTTGACTGTAGCCATGTTGCCATGTCGTGCTGACTCGTCATAATGAATAGCCACTTGGACTTGGATTTGGTCTTTAGTACCAAAGAAGTTAGTGATTCTAGCGTAGGCTTGGGGGGCTGGTACGCCAAATTGGGTTTGAACGGGTAATCGTAGTGCCATGTAAATCTCCTTAGTAAGTCATTTCTGTTGTACGAATTTGTGCTACTGTTCTAATTGTCGTACTAGCTTGCCCTGTAAAGGTTACTCTTAAACCACCATTAGTCGTGTCGGCTGTTACTGCGATAGCCCATGTCGATGCACCAGCATCAGCATAAGTAGAAGTTACTGTAGGAGTACCAACTAAAGCTGTAGATGCGGCATTAGCACCACGCTTAATTACACCCTCGATAGTAAAACCTTTCGTGTTACCACCGCCAGTAACTCCTGATACTACTTCTCCAGTAAAGAAGTAAGCAGAGTTATTAGGTAGGATTACTTGATTGTTTGTACCTGCGGCTGATGTATTTGAGCGTAGTACTGTTGCTGTAGCGTCTGTAGTTTGAACACCCAATACAAGTAAAGCTGATTGTGCAGAGCCTTGTGGTGAGCCAATCGGAGTTGCACTAGCTGGGGAAACAGTATTTCCTTGAATACCTCTTGTTATTCCAGCTTGAGAACCTAGTACAACAGAATAAGTAGCATTAGCAGTATTATTATTTCCACCTAAAATACTAGCACCAAATGATTGTGCTGAGTTAGAAAAACCGCCACCAATAAAAGCACCATCACCTGAAGCTGTATTACCAGCATTTGATGCACCTACTCCATTGTAATATCCACCACCAGCAACTACCGCACCACTTCCTGAAGCTGTGTTAGTTCTACCACCACCAACAAAACTCCAATCCCCACTAGCCACATTCCTATTAGCCGCAGTACCAGCATCGCCTCCGCCTAGAATTGCACTATATGCCCCTGTAGCTTGGTTATTACCACCGCCTACTACTACTCCATGAGGGGTAAAGAATGATAGGGTTGATGTAGATGAGCCTGATGCTACTTTACTTAAAGTTAATGCTGTTCCACTTATAGCGGCTACATAGGTATCACCAGAGATTGAAGTGCCTGTGATGTATTGACCGACTTTGATGTTAGCGTTACTACCTGACAATGTAACGGCTGTAGTAGCGTTCATCGTACCACTTTGAGTAGTTACTGCCGCTAATGCTGTGCCTGAATTAGTAAAACCACCGCCAATAAAATTTAAATACCCAGCCGCAGTATTTATATATCCACCGCCAACAAATGCTTGTGTTCCACTAGCTGTATTATTTCTTCCACCTAAAACAGAAGCAAAGTTTCCGCTTGCTGTATTATCATATCCACCGCCAAGAGAACCAGCAAAAGTATTATTAATATTTCCAAATCCACCACCAATATTTGAATAAGCACCACTAGCTACTTGACTAGCTGTTCCTCTTTCCAATTGCCAATCAACGGCTCTAGAACCCCTAGCATTACCACCAGCAGCAGTAGATGTAGTAGCTTGTGCTTGGATTGCTCCTGTTCCTTTTGGCTGTAAAGCCAATGGAATGTTAGTTCCTGAGCCTTGGGCAGACAATAAAACTGCTGTTGCACCACCTTCAGCTTGAATAAATTGGCTAGAGCTTGTACCTAAAGTGCTTGTTCCTGTAGTTTCTAAAGTTGAAAATTTACCTGTAGATGGGGTAGTAGCACCAATAGTAGTGCCATTGATTGTGCCGCCTGTGATAGCTACTGCGTTGGCGTTTTGCTGTGCCATATCACCTAAGATACCATCAATACCAGTTAAAGTATTAATCTGATTCTGTAGAGACACTAAGGTATCGGTAACAACCTGTGATGTACCAGAGCCACCGCTACTGATGATAATATTCTTAGCTACTTCAGGCTGTAATATCTGACCGCAATCAATTTCACTACCGTTAGATAGGTAAACAACTAAGGAACCATCAAAGTCAATCTTAGCGTCAACGACTGAGATACCGTCTTTACCGTCTACGCCGTCTTTGCCATCGGTTCCGTCTTTACCGCTGATTCCATCACGACCAGCTTTACCGTCTTTGCCATCTTTACCGTCTTTACCAACAGGTCCTTGGACACCTTGCTTAGCTGGAGTGTTGTTTAACTCGTTTAATTTAGCCTCTAGCTTTGCTTCAATGGTTTTAAGTGCCTGAATCACCATATCAGCGTTCTTACCAACTGCTTCGGTACGCTTTTGCTTGGCTTCGATGATGGTCTTCTCTACCTGAGCTAATGCCTGTTGCTGCTCCTCTAACGAAACAGCACTATTACCGATTTTCTTAATAAAATCTTTAATGTTAGCCATTGTTTGATAGCTTCTCAGTTAAGTTATTTAGGAATTCTTCTTCTGCTTTCCCTATTGTAGCCATTTTATCTGCCATTTGCAACTCAACAATCTTGGTGTTGTTCTTTAAGTCTGCTTCTTTTAGCATTAACTCAGCAATCTTAACTCTGCGGTCAAATTCTACATTGGCAGCATTGTCGTCGTCTGGTAAATTGCGTGAAACAGCACTCAGAACCTTGGCTTCCACCTCTTTCGGAGCCAACTGTGCCTCAACCATCGTCTTCTGAGCATCTGCCATGTCTTTAGCAGCACTAGCATCAAGCTGTTTAATCTGTGCTTGTTGGGTTTGCATTGCTAGTTGAGCCTGAACTTGCTGCATTTGCTGTTGTTCTGGGTTAGGTTGACTCATTTGGGTCAATGCTTGCTCTAGTTCAGCACGATTAGACAGGCTAGAATTGGTAATGATGCCTTTGAGGATGATTGGGAGGACTGGTGTATTAGGTCCAAGGGTCTGTAATAGTCCAATGAGCTGTTGTTGTTCGTATTCACGAGCCATAATACCCAAAGTAGCAGTAGGAATAAACTTCATATCTACTGAAGGATAACGCTCAGGGTCAAATTGCATATAACGGAAGGCTGCTTTCTTGATTAACGGAACCATGAAGTCTTCTTGGAAGTTCGTTAAGGTGCGTTTGTACTTCTTGATGATACCAGCCATTGCCATAGACATACCAGCACCAGAGGCATCACGAGAAGCCTGAGACACAACTCCTTGGCTATCTAGGGTTCCAGTTGCCATGAGCAACATACGCTCGAACTCTTTTGAGGTAGCGAAGTTCTCAGGGCTAGTCTGACCAAACTTGAATGGCATCATAATCTCAGCAGGATTACCATTGGTAAGAAGTGCTTTACCGGGTTTAACTTCAAACTTAGAACCACGAGGTAAGCGAGTCGCATCAATCGCAATCATTGGTGCTGTGGTCAATGCCAAGCTGTCTAGGTGACTGCGTAGCTGTGCGTCGATAGCCTTTTGCATATTATAGGCTTTCTCAACTGTACCACGACCCCAGAAACGATTAGGAACTGTATCGTCTTGGTAGGCGATGACAGGTCGGTCTTGCATCATGTAGGGATTCTTCTCAGCCTTGAGGAGTAGTCCATCGTTAGCGATAACGACAATAGCTTCTACGAGGTCGCTGTAGCTATCCGCAGTACTGTCTTCAGGGAAGAGGTCAACAACTTCGTCACCTTCGTTCTCAAGCTGTTCTAGGTACTCTCTAGGCACTAAACCATAATAGGTTAGGAGCTTGACTTTATCGTCTTGGTACTGAACTACTTCTTGAGTTACTTCTAAGTCATCGTCATTGCCAGCAGGTCCGATGTCTACCTTACGATAGATACCTTTTTCCATGCCTTCAACCACTTTGTGAATCGACACAAACTTTTCAACAGCGCAACCCATTGCATCCTCAATTGAGGTAGCGTTGGGGTCAATAAGGAAGTTCTTCGGATTGACAGGAACAACCTTAACGCAGAAGTATTCTTTCTCTTGTACGCCATAGGCTGCTTGTGTACTGCCCGGCATTGGCATCGTAGCAGGAACAAACTCTTTCTCTTGCTTAACGATAATCTCACCGATACCAGTACCATAAATCTCTGCCATCAATTCTACTTGGTCAACAGACTTACGAATCTTATGTTTCTCAAGGTCTTCTCTAAGCTGAATCTTGAGTGCTTCAACATCCATTGGATTGTTGTTGTAATCACGCACATCGTCCTTGATGTCGAAGAACTCTCCGTTACCAAATATTGCTTCCATGATTTCAGCATGGCGGGTTTCTACTGCCTGTTGTGTTGCTGGACTGATTAGACGGCTACGCTCAGACTCTCGTGTCTTGTCTTCGTCTGCCCAGATTCCACGGAAGATTCTTTCGTACTCTTTCCAGTATTCTAGGTAGTTCTCATCACGAGAATCTCTCCAGCGGTCACAATGTTGTATAACAAAAGCACAAAGCTCTTTGTCTGCTTCAGAGGGTTCTTCCCAGCTAGTGCCTTCGTTCATGTCCATATTTTCAGCCATAATTTTCCTTTAGTACACTTACATTTAAAACAAGTTTTCATACTAGTAGCCTGCCGTTATGTCGAGGGCTTGCCAATCATCTGACTCATTGTCAATACTGTAACTTGTTACTGCTAGTTGGTCAATATAACTTAGTGCATCAGGTAAGTCGTCATGCACCTGTGCAGTTGGAAACATTAGCAATTGGTCAACAAACTCTTCAAAGTCTTCATCAGCATTTAGTATCACTCGTCCATGCTCAAAACGACCCTGTAAAGCCCAAACAATCCTATCTACTTTTTTCTTGTTGCCATGCGTCAAATCTAAGATATGAGCGTAACAGTTGTTCTTTCGCATCAAATCACTAAGATAAGGCAATACTGCATTCTTTAGCGCCCCTCGCTCGATACCAACTGCTAGAGGTTCATACTCTCTAATATTCTTTAAGATATTGAGTGCGGTAGTCTGGATGTCCCAGCGACCAGCCTCAATCTTCTCTACAAACCATGTACCATCATCGGTGACTTTGACAATCGCTATAGCGGATTGGTCTAGTCTTTTCTTGGTAGCACTAGCACTCTTAGCAACATCTTCAAAGCCAGCTAAGTCTACTGCGATGTACCACGACCCAAGCTCAGGTTCTTCACCAAACTTAATCCACTCTTCTTTAAATAATCCTGCACCAGCATTATTGAAGGAAGACAGGTATTCTTGTCCGAATGCAAAGCTACTTAATGTTCTCTTAGCAGCCTCAATCTCTTTAGGGTCAATGGTTTCATTGTCAGCGGTGGTGAAGTGCCACGACTTCCAATCTTCATCAACACCACTCTGTCCTAATTGAAACCACTCATAAAAGTGATTACGACCAGAGGGAGTAGAGATAAACATGGCTCTACCTTTTTTATCCGATAGAGCAGCACGCAATACTCGTTCCCAAATCTCTGACTTGATAAAGGCAACTTCGTCCATTACCAAGTACGACAAAGACACACCACGCAATGAGTCTTGGTTATCAGCGCCTCGAATGAGGATTTTCCTGCCGTTAACTAGACTAATCTCTAAATTGTTAATGTGAGCAGATTTGATGACAGGCTTCCCTAAGTCCATCAACAAGTCCCACATAATCGTTCTTGCTTGACCGAGGGTTGGGGCAACATACATCACACTCGAACCTTCAGGACAGTTTAACCCTTCAATCAAGAGGGTTATTGCCGATAACCTAGACTTTCCACAGCGACGACCAGCAGCAATTACCTTAAAGCGAGTAGGGTCTTTAAATACAGTTTGTTGCCACTTCAGTAGTTTAAAGTCAAGATTCATCGATGTCCTTAATGGTTACATCGGTGACATCATTGTCTATCACTTCAGAGGTTTCAATTGTCGAACTGAGTCCGCTGATGTTAATACTAATCTGTGGCGTACCACCACCGTTCTTTCCTTCAAAGCCTGAGAGTGGTAACAATCGTTCTCCACAGAACTTTAGCATTGCTCCCTGTGCTGGGTGTCCATCCTGTAGCGCAGTCGTGATAATCTTCTCTATCACACTATCGCCATGCGTTGCCAACAGCCTTGCTCTAAACTCTGCAATCCTTGCTGCGTCGCCGGGCGGTCTGCCCACCACGCCGGGATTCTTCTTCTTGGCGAGAGCCTTGTTGGAAGGACGACCACGAACAGGTTTACCATCGACTACTTTGCGTCTAACCAACTTTGGTCGCCGCTTCTTTAAGACAATACCATCGTCTAGCGACTGTGCATCTTCGGTAGATAATTGTTTTTCAACTTCTAACATAACGCCTTTTTATCCTTAAAGGAAAGACACAAAAATTCAAAGCCCTATTAGTACTATAGTATACTGCCGTTAGGCTGTAGTTCGCTATCAGGGGGTTTCTTGGTAATTGTTTTTCACCAAGTGGTTTAGAGTGGTTTAGCGTGCTATAATAAATCCACTGCTTGCAGGGCTTATATGTTTCTTTATAGTGTGTTGTTTAACTTGTAAGGCGATTTTAGCACATTTTTGCTATTTTGTCAAGCATTATTTTATAGTATGTTTTGTAGTAGGGTTATTATAGCCGTCTGCGACTGAGCAGATTCAGCGGGTCTGCACTGACAATATAGGTCTCCGCTGGGGACAACAGCGACCTCCTACGGAGTGAGCATTTCCATCGAGTCTGTCCCTATTTTATTCTTCCTTACTAATCAAGGACATACAACATCATTGACTATGTCCCTTTTTTATCAATTATCATAGTCCTATTTTACTCTTTTGTATGCTATGGAGGCTCCGCCAACATTACACAACATAGTCTACCCTCCCCCCCTATGTTGTTTTAATACAACACTTTAGCGAAGTAAGCACTCACTTACATGGTTATGCACCAATATAGTGCAGTGCTGCAAGTAAGCGCTCACTTACATGACGATAGAGAAAAACTATTAAGACTGTGCAGGCGATAGAGAATATGTATGGGGCAATGATGCACCATTATAGTGCAACCTAGTAAACCTTGCACCAACAAAGGGCATAGACATAAACTATCAAGTATCTCAATCAATAGTTAAATACAATCAATAACTTAGGGTTTATCCTAGTATCTTTTCATAGCACTAACCCGTTATACTGTGTATGCAGTATTGATAAACAGTAGATAAGAAAGGGAACACCATGTTTACATTAAAAGACTTTTTAAAAGACTTGAAACAATGCAAGCGAATCATGGGCTATGTCAAATATAGTGATGATGACGGCACATATTTTGAGATGAAAAAGACTGACGCTTTGTTCGTGTTTAAGGATTACCCGAAAGACACCCAAGTAAATTACAGGGTTGATTTTGTTCACAATACTATATATTTAAATTAATAAGGGTTTGTCCCTATTGCGTAGCGTTAGCGATAGGGATAGACTGGAATTGTAGTAAATGCTTTATCTTAACTTTAGACAGGAGTATTACAAATGAGAAAGATTGAACAACAAATGCTTAACGCTATCGAGTCCAAACGCAATTGGACAATGGACAACACCTTAGTCCATATCGAGAATGGTGGCGGGAATCCCTTTGGCTTGCGTGCTGAGATTTATCTACATGGTAATCACATAGCGGATTATTGGTATGATTCTAAGGACTTAGACGTTGATGTCAAAACCTTGGCACAATGGTCAACACCTACCACTAAATCACGCCTACGGGCTTTGGGCGCTAGTGTCAGCACTCGCAAGGGTATCACCTATCTCGACAATGTCGCAATCTAATTGAAAGGGTTTAATCATGTCTAGTAAATACAATGGATGGACAAATTACGAAACTTGGAACGCTAATTTGTGGATTGATAACGATTGGCGTATGTCTGAGCAAATCGCTCTGATTACAGGCGATTATTTCGGCTCATATGAGGATTTAGACACAATCACAGGCTTAGTGGCGGAAAGAATCAACGATATGTTTGTTGATATGATGCCCGATATTGAGTCAGGGTTTTTCGCTGATGTAATGAACGCCTCATTTCGAGAGGTAAACTTTCACGAAATAGCCCGCTATTATGTCGAGGTAGAGGCGGAGCAATTAGAGGATGACAAACAGGAAAGCGAGGCAGAATAATGCTTAAATCTTTATTACTTACCGGCGTGTGTTTATACACTTGTTTAACTGCGGTTTATGTCATTGTTTTCTATTTATGAAAGGGGTTTTATTATGAATCGAATTAAAATGATTAAGGAATTGACACAAAATGAAATCGATTGGATTGTAGGCGACCCTGAATATGAAAATATACAGATACTAATCGATTTCTTAGCACTAGGCGGATACACTGTTTATCCTGATGATAAATTAACAATGCTATATAACCAATTAAAGGCTTAACTATGACAGACTATCAAACAACGCAATTCTTAAAAGATGCTTTCCCGTATGCTTTAGGATATTGGCAAGGCAGAGCATCAGGCTATTTTGAGAATGGCACATATGAAAACATGAACGAGCTACATAAGCAATTCTATAAACTCGGATATGATGCGGGAGTTGCTGATTATTGCGAATTAGATGATGATTGCCCGAAGTTTGAACCCGCTAAAGAGGAGATATAAAAATGAGTGAATTGACAGTTAGATTTAATTGCAATAATAAGATTACGAAAACACGGCAAGAATGGATTGACGAATTACTAGAAAACGATTTAACCCTATGTCAGTCAGATTCTACCTATAACGATAATACGATTTATGACCTACTTTTAGGCGGTTGTAAGGGTTATATCAATATGACAGATGATGAAATAGCGCAAGAAGTTTATAACCAATTAGAGTATATCTATGAAAGCGAAGAGGTTTGATTATGATTACTGATGAACAATTAATGCAAGGTTTACAAACCTGTGATAAATGCGGGTCTATTCATTCTAGTAATGATTTATTTTGGAATGTTGATTGGGATGAGCACACAGAAAAGCAGTTAGCAATTATTGACTGTATGGATGAACAAGGCTTAGACGCTATTTGCTCACATTGTTATGATGTTGTTTTTAATGAGGCTATGGCATGAAAGACGAAAAAACAAAATGCTCTACTTGCCATTATGTTTTTAGTTTAGACAGTGAGGGCGGGATAGCCGGAGAGTTTGGCATTATTCCCGTAGCGTTTTGCCCTACTTGTTTGGCGAGTTGTTTTGATATGATTGACCAATTGCGACAATATGATGAGGAGATTGAAGAATGAATTATTCACACTTAGAAATAGCCACAGAAGTGGCGCTACAAATTGGCGATATATTAGAGGATAGACCTAGGGCAGAAAGTCGCTGGCACTTATGTAATATCGCTAAGCGAATCATTGACGCTAATATTATCACTGAGAAAACAGAAGACATTGACGAAGTGATTAAAGCGTGGTTATCTGAGAAAGAGGGGTATTGATATGAATAAGGATAGATTTGACTATTACATGGATTTTATGGCAATGCGCTTAGATGACCCCGATTTTAGGCTAATGTGCGGGGTTAATGATTTTGATAAGTGGTATCAGGATTTTACTAAAATGCTTACTCAGGAGAGGGTAAAAACAGAATGAAAACCCTATTATTTTGGTGTATGACATACCTTATTTTAGCCTATGTTGTTTATCATCTTGTTGGAGTGATGTTATGTTATACTCATGAATACCTCTAAAACGCTCTAAAACGGCGTATACGGGGTTTTTATGGTGTAGATGATACCGAGGTATTATCTACTATGTTTTTCTTGAATAGAGAGGCTTTTATGAATTACAACAATAATCGATACTATGAACCCGACGACGGGGATTATGATAGCGAAGCATTTCAGGAGTCTGTTGATTGTCTAATCGCTAGTGACGGGCAGTGCTATTGGGCTGATTCTGATAATTGGGATGAGGCGCTAAGCCAATTAGAGCTAGATGAGGACTATAAACCCAATAGCGCACCCGCCGAAGTAATAGACAAAGTTAAGGCTTATTGGTTAGATATTGCTCAGAATATTGCTGAAGGAGATTTTTAAGATGAGATGCCAATGTTGCAATACCATGTTGACAGACTATGAGGCGACGATTAAACACGCTTTCACTAAAAAGTATATTGAGATATGCACCGATTGTTTAAAGACAATAGAGGCGCACATACCAATCCAAGTAAGGCAAGATTTAATGGCGGAATCGGATACGGCATTACCTGAATCATTGATTGATGATGAGGGTTATATCAATGGAGAGCTAGATTTATATGAAGATGGTGACTACTGGACTGATTGGGATGAGCGATAATGCACTCGCTTGCGGGTAATATAGGTATCGTTATAGTTAATATAGTCTATATCGTAACTGTGAATATAGACTACTATCAATTAACATAAAGAAACAATCAACGATAGTCTATGTTGTTTACCTATATAGTTATTATAATGCACTTTTGAATTGTTGTCAAGTAGTTTATTTTTGTCTTATGTATTGACTTTTTGGTGGTTATGTCTTTTAATTGGTATTGTCTTTTAACTAACGGGGGGTGTTTATGAATCAAAGTCATAACGAAGAAGCACGCTATCACTTTATTATGATGGATATGGTTGATTTAATTGGTGATTATGGTTATGACAAGGTCATGGACGATTTATCAACTGCTATCGCTGATAAGGTTAATCGATTAGTCGGTCGAGCAGTAGCGGAGGATATGGATGAATAAGATGGGGATGGAATTGATTACAGACCATGAGCGTTCGGCAAAGTGGAACCATGATAAGAATACTTGGGATGTTGCTGATAAGATGGTATTCCAATGGAAGAACAAAACCGAACAATCACCTAGATTTAGTATTTTGCATGATGCGTTAGATTGGATGATTGCAAGGAACTCATGAAAGAGATTATTTTCATTGGAGTGTTTGCGCTCGGTGTTGTGTGTGGCTGGGTTGCTAATCAGGTTGATTTTGACCACACTGGCTGCGATGACTTTACAGGCAAATACCAACGCTATGAGGCTTGGCTTAGTGTTCGTGACGGCGTGTATCGTTGCTTTTGGATTGAGAAGGATTACCCGCACAGGGTTAGAATACAAGGAGTGATTGATGTTAAGTGAACAGATTACCGAAGCATTAAATCGTAAACCGATAACCGAGGAAGAACTAGATAAAATCTTAGAATCTTTAGATGTTTACATCAATACGCACGCTGGGGTGGTGCAGTTTGTCAGAGCAATAGAGGCACACCATGGCATCAAATGAACATGGGTATTGCCCAAAGTGTAAGACTGATTTAGATGGTGGTTCTATATGGGAACACTTTTTTGAGAAAACAGGCTCAGAGGCAGAGGCAGACAAAAGTGCTAAATCGTATGGTGCAGATAGAACCCAAGGACAATGGGGCAGGGCTATCGGGTTATACGATAGGGATTTAGACCGGACTACGGCGTGGCGGTGTCCCGATTGTGGGCATCGCTGGGGTCGTAATGTATCATAAACGATACATAAAGTGGGGTTATTGTAACAAATACGATACATTAGGAGAGTTATGACTAAGAAAACTAGAGCAATGCTTGAGGCTGAAAACGATGAACTTCGTCGAGGAGCTATACCCGATGGTTATGTTTTCCTTTGCATTCATTGTGCAAAAGAGTTAAAATTATTTGAAGGAACTGAAGATGGTATGGAAGTGTCCGCCACTAAACCTAGTGAATTGGAATAACTTTTGGAAATGGAGAAAACCAATGACAACTTTTACGAGCGAGGATAGAGAATTATGCGAACAAGATTTGATGAACCAAATCAAAGCATTACAGGACGAACTGGTGCGAACACAAACCGAACTAGTTATGGCACTGGCAGAGGTACAAGCACTTCGTTGCCAACTGATTACGGCAGAGGGGTCAAAACATTGACTGAGAGTAAATTTCTCTATCACATGGCTTGTGATGCGTGCGGGTCAAGCGATGGTAATGCGATGCACAGCGATGGACACACTTACTGCCATGTATGCCACACATACAAGGCTAGGAATGGTGAAATTACGAAAGATTACAAAAAACCAATGAACAAGGAACTAAACTTTTATGACACTGCTTCTTCTCGTAGTATCGTTAATCGTGGTATTACTTCGGCTACTTGCATAGCCTTTGGTGTTAAACAGGATGATGGCAAACACTACTATCCCTACTATGACATTGACGGCAAGATGGTTGCTATCAAGACTAGGGTGGTTGAGGCTAAGTCGTTTAGCATTGCTGGTGACTTCAAGGAAGCCACACTCTTTGGTCAGAATCTGTTTACTAAATCAGGTCGCTACTTAACTATCTGTGAGGGTGAATTAGACGCTCTAGCGGCTTATCAGATGCAGGGTAGCAAATACCCTTGTGTCAGTATTCGCAGTGGCGCTAGTGGCGCTCTAAAGGACTGTAAAGCAGAATACGAATGGATTGATTCTTTTGAGAATATTATCTTATCGTTTGATGCCGATGAACCCGGACAGAAAGCAGCACAAGCAGTAGCGGAGTTGTTTGGTGGCAAAGTTAAAATCATGAAACACAAGACAGGATACAAAGATGCCTCTGATTACCTTGAAAATGATGCTAGTAAAGAATTTATTGATACTTGGTGGGCTGCTGAATCTTACATACCTGATGGAATTATTCAAGGTAACACCCTCTGGGAATTGGTATCGTCTCCTATTGAGAAAGCTGATTGTGACTATCCGTATGACGGCGTTAATAAACTCACATACGGCATTCGTAAAGGGGAACTTGTCATGGTCACAGCAGGCTCTGGTCTTGGCAAATCTCAGTTCTTACGAGAAATCGTTTGGCATATCCTTAACAAGACTAGTGACAATGTCGGACTTATGTTTCTTGAAGAGGGAGTCCGCAAGACTGCTAGGTCGCTTATGTCTTTGGCGGTGAACAAACCTATTCATTTACCTGATGTTGAAGTTACTTCTGAGGAGTTAAAAGATGCATTTGATAGAACTTTGGGAACTGACCGTTTGTATTTGTTTGACCATTTTGGCAGCACTTCTTTGGAAAATATTGTCAACAGAGTGCGTTACATGGCTAAAGGTCTTGGCTGTGGTTATGTGTTTCTTGACCACATTAGTATTATTGTCAGTGGTGGCGATGTTGGTGATGAGCGTAAAGCCTTAGACGCTATCATGACTAAGCTACGCATGATTGTACAGGAGACTGGCATCAGTTTGATTTGTGTCTCACACCTAAAGCGTAACGAAGGTCGTGGACACGAGGAAGGTGCTGTGACATCCTTAGCACAGTTGCGTGGTTCAGGCGCTATTGCACAGCTCTCTGACATCGTTATTGGGTTAGAGCGTAATGGACAGGCTGCAGATATGATTGAGCGCAACACCACTAGTGTTAGGGTATTAAAGAATCGATTTAGTGGCTACACTGGCAATTGTGGTTCTTTGCTGTATAATGGACAAACCGGAAGAATGTTAGAGATAAAGGATACACTATGAATAATGATTTAATTGAAAAAGCCAAGCGTTATGCACAGACCGATGACTACCATGTCACTCGTAAAATCATTACTGATTTATGCACTGAGATTGACCGATTGAGAGAACTCAACAAGAATGTGTTCAGTCGCATTCAGGACAATCAGGAAGTGTTCAAGAATGCAGAGCGATATAACTGGCTACGCAGTGCATCGTGGGATGTGAATCCTGAGATTGCAGCGCCGTCAGTAATCCTGTGTAACGGCGATATGACCAAATGGCAATGGATGCTCGGTAAAGAGATTGATGAAGCGATTGACAAATATTTAGATAAGGAGTAAGGATGACTACGAAGACAGTTAAACTAGATAGCTTTATTTGGATTGCCGAGAATGGTAGTCTTGAGTATGGTTTTTATATCGGCGATAGCGATGACCCGATTACATTTAAAAGCACACTCAAGGAAGTAATGCGTCAAACACTGGATGCGTATTTTGTTCGTGGTGTTATCTGTCCTGACCATCGTAGTGATGTAGAACAACTGATTAAGAGTCTCAAAGCTGCTACGGCGTTGGCAGAGCATGAACTGGAGCGCATGGGTGATGAATAAACTAGTCAATATTAATGGTCGTTTAGTCAATCCTGATTCTGTTACTTACATTATTGATAGGGAGATTGTGTTCAACAATGGGCATCGTTGGGTCGCTACTGAACCTGAGATACAGGAACTACTAGCAGTGATGTTTGAGACACCAAGACCAGTACCACCTACACCAGTCGTTGCCAAAAAAACAGTTAAGAAGAAATGACTCTTGAACACTACATTGTCGGAGCCACTGGCATTGGCTATTTAGTTGTTGGTGTGTTACAACTGAGCAAAGGCAGTATGTCTAACGCATTGATTTGGATAGGATATGCTGCAGCGCAGATTGGACTTTGGATTAATCTTAAATGAAATTGAATAACGATAATCGCTTTGATATTGATTTGGAATACGGACAAATCTTTGAACAAAAGATTGCTAATATATTTCAGAGCAGTAAGATTGAAGTTAAGACCGAGCGAGATAAATGGAATTCTACTGGTAACATTGTAATTGAATTTGAGAGTCGTGGACATCCTAGTGGCATTGCTGTAACACAATCAGACTTTTGGTTTCACAATCTAGCATTAAAGGGTGAACTAATCATGACGCTCGTGTTTCCTGTAGCGGTGCTAAAGCGCTATATAAAACAGAATAAGCCAAGAGTAGTGCGTGGTGGTGATGATAATACTTCTAAATTATACTTGATTAATCTTGCAGACTTGGTTACAATAATAGAATGAGAATCGTTCTTGATATTGAAACCAATTTATTTCCCGACAAGATTTGGTGTGTCGTTGCTCGTGACATTGATACAAACCAAGTTCATATTTGGCAGAACTTTGTTGGGCTGCAGAATTTCTTAGACAGAGCAGAGCAGATTATCGCTCACAATGGAATCTTCTTTGATGTTCCTGTTCTAAAGAACTTATGGAAAATAACAATTGCGGAAGAAAAGATTGTTGACACCTTAGTGATGTCTCGCCTATATAATCCGCAATTAGACGGCGGTCACAGTCTGTCTGAATGGGGTAAGCGTATTGGATTCTTTAAGAGTAGTTTTGAATCTTTTAATGGCGGTCTTACTCAAGAGATGCTTGACTATTGCATTCAAGATACATTAGTAACACAGAAGTTGTATGAACATTTAACCAAGGAGATGTCAAATGATTATTCAAAAGAAAGTATCAAACTCGAACACGAAGTTGCGTTCATCATCGCAGAGCAAGAGCGAAGTGGATTCAGATTCGATGAAGCTAAAGCTCTACAATTATTATCTGTTCTTAAAACTAAGTTGGACGCTATTTGCGTTGAAATGCAGAGCATCTTTCCTGCCAAAGTCACATCTGGTCGCACCCATAAAACACATGGTAGACCCCTTCCCGACATCGTGGAAGACTTCAATCCCGGAAGTCGCCAGCAAATCGCCGAAAGGCTCATTGAAAAAGGCTGGAAGCCGAAAAAGCGTACCCCGAAAGGCAACATCATCGTCGACGAAACCACGCTCGAAGGCATCGACATCCCAGAAGCGAAAGCCATCGCTGAATACTTGATGTTACAAAAGCGGATAGCACAGGTTGAAAGCTGGCTTGATGCTATTCAAACTGATGGTCGTGTACATGGACAGGTAATCACTAACGGCGCAGTCACTGGTCGTATGACACACCACAGTCCTAACATGGCACAGGTTCCCAATAGTGGTAGTCCTTATGGTCCTGAATGTAGGGAACTTTGGACAGTTAAGAAAGGATATAAATTAGTTGGCATTGATGCAAGTGGTTTAGAGTTGCGGATGCTGGCTCATTATATGAAAGACGATGCGTATACTACTGAAGTTGTATCAGGCGACATACACACAGCCAACCAAAAAGCTGCGGGAATTGAAACAAGGAATCAAGCTAAGACTTTTATCTATGCATTCCTCTATGGTGCAGGAAGTGCCAAGATTGGGTCAATTGTTGGAGGTTCAGCGAAAGAAGGACAAGCACTCATTACTCGTTTTCTACGGAACACACCGAGGCTTAGAGCGTTGCGGGAAAAAGTATCTCGTCTCTATGTTCAGAAAGCGTGGCTACCGGGTCTTGACGGACGCAAACTACTCGTTCGCTCGGAGCATTCGGCGCTCAACACGCTACTGCAAGGCGCAGGTGCGATAGCAATGAAACAGGCACTGGTGATATTCAACAAGCGTTTACGCCAGTCACAGATTGATTATAAGTTCGTAGCCAATGTCCACGATGAATGGCAGGTTGAAGTGGAAGAGAATCGTGCAGACGAAGTCGGCAAACTAGGTGTACAGTCAATTGCCGATGCTGGTGTAGTATTAAATATGCGCTGTCCATTAAGTGGCGAATATCGTGTAGGCAATAACTGGAAAGAGACCCATTAATGGATAAAAATAAAGAAGACATATTAGGGATGACTGTTGTTACTGCTTATAAGAATGGTACTTACAGTTTAGAATCCTCTTTTGACCTTGAAGAAACCTACGAGTTATTAAAAGATGCGTTACTGGATATTGAGGATGGCACACTAGAAGCCAGTATTGATTACTCCACACAGACATTGCAGTAACTATTTCATATCATGGAATAGAGTAGTTGTAAGTTGTTGTATAATAATAGTTGTAGTATTTCTAAACCGTTGTAGATAAGGAGAGTATTATGGAAATGAAACCAGTAAAAATTCAAGCCGAAGTTCAATGGGCTTCTTTTGATAGAGTTAATGAGATGAGTGGTAAGTTCCAATGTGACTTAGCCAATCTCTCAGACAATGCTGTACAGGCGTTGGAGTCTATCGGTCTTTCACCACGCAAGCGTGAGGACAAACCTGAGAAGGGTTGGTTCTTGACTGTGAAGTCAAACTACGCTATCCAGCCGTACGACAAGGACGGCAATGAAATCAAAGATGCCGTTGGTAATGGTTCTAAAGCAGTTGCCCTCATCAAGCCTTACGAGTGGAAGTGGAAGAACAAAGAAGGTGTCTCGGCTTCATTAGCAAAGATTGTTATCACTGATTTAGTTAAGTACAGCGCCGATGGCGTTGCTGCTGACGACAACATGGATGATGATATCCTGTGATAACAGCTCTGATTGACGCTGATTCGTTAATCTATGCAGTAGGTTTCTCTAGCAACGATGTAGAGGAACCTATTGCAGTTTCACGACTTGAGCAGACAATGGTTGAGTTGTGCATGGATTTAGATTGTGAAGACTATAAAGGATTCTTGACTGGTAAAGGTAACTTTCGAGATGAACTAGCCGTTACTGCGCCCTACAAAGGACAACGCACTTCAGAGAAACCTGTGCATTTTCAAGCACTTAAATGTCATTTAGTCACATCGTGGGGCTTTACTGTCGTTAAAGGAATTGAAGCTGACGATGCCGTTGGCATTGCTGCTTATGCAGTGCCTGAAGACGAAACCATCATGGTGCATATCGATAAGGATTTAAACCAGTTTAGAGGTTGGCATTACAACTATCGTAAGAAACAGAAGTATTATGTCTCAGAGTTTGAAGGCTTGGTAGCTTTCTACACACAGATACTGACTGGCGATAGGATTGATAACATCATTGGATTAAAAGGTATTGGTCCTGTTAAGGCAAAGAAGATACTAGCAGACTGTACCAATGAAACAGAATTATATACAGCCGTTCTCAAGGCGTATGACGGCGATGAAAAGCGTGTGTTAGAAAATGGACAACTACTGTGGTTACAACGAAAGGAACACGAACTGTGGCAACTCCCCCAGATATAATTCAAATCTCATGGATTGATGCTGTTGCTGATTCCGGATGGGAAGAGAAAGTTAAAGCAGAGATTCATCAGTGCATTACTGTTGGTTTTCTTGTTCACGAAACAGATGAAGCAATCTGCATTGCATCGACTTGGTCGGATACCGAAACCAATGCTCGGATGCATATTCCCAAAGCATGGATTAAAGATAGAAAGGTATTAAATGAAGCCACAGTCAGCGAAAGCAAAGGGACGAAACCTACAAAAGTGGGTAGTAAGCGAGTTGTTAAAAAGGTATCCGCAACTAAGCGAACTAGACTTACGCAGTTGTCCGATGGGCAGCCATGGGGAAGATATAGTGATGTCTCAGTTGGCGAAGGACGAAATCCCAGCCTCAATTGAATGTAAATCATTAGCCAAGGTTGCAGTGTACAAGTATTATGAACAGGCACAATCACATGGTGATTATGAACCAATTGTAATTGTTAAGCAGAACGGCAGTAAACCTTTAGCAGTAATTGATGCAGAAGTATTATTTAACTTAATGGCAAGACCTTAGAAAGGAAATAGAATGGACGACAATACTTATCGTTTTAGTTTTGAATCTGGATATGACAACGGCGACGACACCTACGGCTATGCAAAACAACGCTCTATTGAGTCTGAATTTACTCATGAAGATAATGTAGAGTGGACTTCGGTAATGCTTGACTTCGCTGACTTTCTTAGCGGTGTTTACGGCTACGATATTAAGAACAAAATTAGGTTTATCGATTATGGTGGATGCTCAACACGAGCGCAAGAGTATAGCATTGACTCACCTGAACAGGCAGAGTTTAAGTTTGGTAAGTCTGACGATGAGGAATGGTCTTGAAAATACTATTGCTTGATATTGAGTCAAGTCCAAACACAGCTCATGTGTGGGGTCTGTGGCAACAGAATGTCAGTATCAATCAATTGATGGAGTCTTCTTATGTCCTATGCTACGCAGCTAAGTGGCTAGGACAAAAAGAAATACTGTTTGATTCTGTTCACCAGTCACGACCCAAGACAATGCTGAAAGGAATTCATGGTCTTCTCAACGATGCAGATGCTGTGGTTCATTACAATGGTACTAAGTTTGATATTCCTACTCTTAACAAGGAATTCTTACTACATCGTTTTAATCCACCATCGCCTTATAAACAAATTGACCTATTGCGTGTTGTTCGTAGCAACTTTAGGTTTCCTAGTAACAAGCTGGACTATGTAGCACAGCGTTTAGGACTCGGTAAGAAACACGAACACGAAGGACATGAGTTGTGGGTCAAGTGCATGAACGGAGACAAAGATGCTTGGAAGCGTATGGAGAAGTATAATATACAAGATGTCGTTTTACTTGAGTCGTTGTACAGCACTCTTCTTCCTTGGGTTAAGTCTCATCCTAATCACAATCTCTTCTTGGATGGACACCATTGCCCTAACTGTGCTTCGACGAATCTGCAAAGACGAGGCACTGCTGTATCTACTACAGGAGCGTATCAACGATATCAATGCCGGGATTGCGGAACTTGGTCACAAGGAACAAAATCACTTAAAAAGTCAGCAGAGGTAAAATACTATGGATGACATTCCACTCGCAATGCCATATCCCTATGGATTTGTTAATGAAAACAATGACTTAATGAATCAACAGGTTGGTGGCAGTCATTACAAACGAGCGCATCAGCCTTGGGAAATTATTGAAGAATGGGAACTTGACTATTGGGCAGGAAATGTGGTAAAATATATCCTCCGATATAAATACAAGAATGGAGTTGAAGACCTAGAGAAAGCCCGACACTACTTAGACTACCTTATTCAGAAAGAAAAAGATGCCATTACTGCTGCATGAAATTAAAGAGCGTCTTAAAGAATTGGACGAAATCACACTGCTAGAGTTGTTAGATATTAGTAGTGAAGAAATCGTCCAAATGTTTTCTGATAGAATTGAAGAATACGCCGATAAATTAGAACAGGAAGTTAAATAATAATGACAGAATATAAGATGAGTCCCTACAATATCTTTATTGCTAAATCACGATACAGTCGCTATCTTGACGATAAAGGTCGCAGAGAACACTGGAGTGAAACTGTAGCACGCTATTTTGATTTTATGACAGAGCATCTCAAAACCAAACAGAACTACACATTACCACCTGAGTTACGAAATGAATTAGAACAAGCAGTAGTAGCATTAGAGGTAGTACCGTCTATGAGAGCTGTGATGACAGCAGGACCAGCACTAGAGCGTCAGAATGTTGCAGCATTTAACTGTTCATATTTACCAATCGATGACCTTAAAGCCTTTGATGAAGCAATGTACATTCTTCTCTGTGGCACTGGTGTCGGCTTTTCTGTGGAGCAACAATATGTTTCTAAACTACCTGAAGTCCCTGAGCAGTTGTTTTCTAGTCAGACTACTATTGTGGTGTCGGATTCTAAAGAAGGATGGGCTAAATCACTTAGACAACTCATTGCTTTACTATATTCTGGTGAAGTTCCAAGGTATGACTTATCCAAAGTTAGACCTGCGGGAGCTAGACTCAGAGTGTTCGGAGGGCGTGCTTCTGGACCCGGACCTTTGGAAGAACTTTTTAAGTTCACTATTGCCAAGTTTAGAGGGGCAGTTGGTCGCCGTTTGTCGTCCATTGAGTGTCACGATATTCTGTGCAAAATCGGGGAAGTTGTTGTTGTGGGTGGAGTCAGACGAAGTGCAATGATTTCCTTGTCTGATTTGTCAGACGATAAGATGGCACACGCTAAAGCAGGCAATTGGTGGGATGGTCAAGGACACCGAGCCTTAGCCAATAACTCTGCTACCTATGCCGAAACACCCGGTATTGGACAGTTTATGCGTGAATGGTCTAGTATCTATGAATCACACTCTGGAGAGCGAGGTATATTCAATCGTGAAGCATCTCAGAAAC